CTTTTTCAAATCCCACAATTTTTCCTCCCTTATGAGAAGCATCTTTACCATCACCATTCCCATAAGTTCCTTTATCTCTGTTATACTTATTCAACTCGGCTCTGTATTTCTTAGCTTTTGTTGATGATTGAAATTTTTTGTATTCTGCTTTGTAATCTCTTTCTTCACCCAACTTACCCATCCATTCTAAACCAGGAATCTCTATGTCCTTTACTTTGAATTTTTTCTCAAATTCTTTTTTAGCTTTTGATATCTTTTTTAGATGAGGTGGACGTTCACCTGTTTCTTTAAATTTTTTATGAGCTTTCTTAAAATCATAAGATTCTCTATAAACTATCTTACCATATTTGGATTCTATACCAATCTTATGGTTTGGGAATTTTTTCTTTACATCATCCATTTCTGCTGGAATTTCTTTTAAATTCTTTACGGATACTCGTTTTACTATCTTATTATTTTTACTTATAATGATATCCCAAGGTCCTGCTGTTCCACCTTTACGAATAGCTTTCATCATGTTAGAAGTTTTACTTTCTTTTTTTATTGGTAAATCACCATGTTTGGTTTTAGCATATTTTTTCACACTACCTTTCTTCATAGACTTAGCAGCATCTTGAGCATCTTTAGAAAATTTACCGGCAGGTTGTTCACCCTTTTGGATAGACCGAACAATTCCCATGAACTTCTGTTGTTTCTTGGAAACCGATGGCATTTTATCCCCTCATTATAGAGTTAATAATAGACTCAATTTTGTTTTCTGATTTTGGTTGTTCTACACCTTCATTAACAGGTCTCATGAAAGCACCATGTGTAGATGGATTTGATACGAAATCAAATGCAATAAGTTCAAAGTCAGGTTGAACTTGAACGGTGTCTGCTTCTTTCATTGGTTCTACTGAACCTAATCCTCTTGAAGAGATACCAAGTTTTATACCTGATTTAAATAATTCTTTTAGGATGTTTCCAGCAGGTGTTGATAGAACTTCAACAGTTCCTAACAAGTCATCACCATCCCAATGCATCTCAATAATATTATGTGAAGCATTGTTTAAATTAACAACAGAAGAATCAGGATGGTCTAACTCACCTAATGCTCTTCTTTCTGTTACTTGTTCTGATAGATACTTAGATACTTCTTTTAAAAGAACTTCTCTTGGATACACTCTACCATTTTGATTTTTGGATTCTGCTCTTTGTAAAACACCTTTTACAATTAACCGACCATCATTTTCTTTTATAGATTCATCAATTTTATTTCTTGATATTTCAAATGGTCTTACATCTACTAATAATTTTTTATTCATTGTTTTATCCTACGTTTCCTGTGTATACAAAAGTTACATCACCAGCAGCTCCACCGTTACTTGTCCAAGCAACTGGATTGATATCTAAACGAATGGGACCTCCAGCGGCGTTAGTTACTTGTGAACCACTTACATATGTTGAAAGACTTCCTGATTGATAGGCAAAAGAATAATTACCTATTTTATTAATTAAAATATAATTAGGTCTATCGTGTAAGGCTGGATATGGAGCTGGATTTGTTGATTGACCATGAGCACTCAAAGGTAATGCCTTTGGTTGTGATTTTAAGTTATTATTAGGATTTGCTTCATACCTTGACATTTATTTACCCCCCCAAGAGCTTCTCTTTACCCAAATATCAAAAAGAATATCAGAAACTTCTTTTCTTATTTGTTTTTTAATTTTATCTAAATCTTGTTTTGATACATCTTCATCTATAAATTTGTATCCTGTTTGTTTTTCAATATTTTTCTTTCTTTTCTTTTTCATCTTACCAAAAGCATATGGCGTTTGGTAAGCATCAACACTAGCAGTAGTAGTTATTTCTTTTAACTTTTTTTGAAATAGCTTACTAGCTAGTTCTTTAACTAAAGAATTAAATTTTACTGAGTTCTTTATCGAGTTCATAGTATCTCAAAAGTTGAACAACTGAATTATCATCAGTTTGTTTTGATTCATTTAAACAAAACTTATCAGTACAATTAATTGCTTCTTGTAACTTTATTTTTAATACCTTATCCTTTACTTTCTTTACTTTGGAATTTAACTTTGTTTTAAGTTTTGGTATTTGAGTTTCTACAAATACAGAAAAGTTGTTGGTATTAGAGATATTACTAATGTATTCTTTAAGAACTTTCTTTTGTTCATCTGAAAGGTTTGTGTATTTGTTATTAAACTTTTCTAAAAGTGTTTTATAAGAAAGGATTCTTAAATCTTTATCTTTAAACTCTTTAGGTATATAAGATTTTTCTTTAGAATGCTTTAAAGTTGTTACATTTTCTATTATAATAAAATAACTTTCTGTTTTCTCGTCAGCACCCATTTCATTTATACCCTCAAACAACTTATATGTAGAGGCAAATACTTTATAATTTGGAAGTTTTGAACTGAAGAGTTGATTTACATCATAAGATTCTTTTATAGAAGCAATTGTATTGTACTTCTCTCTTCTTAATGTAGCATTATTTAAAAGATTTCTCTGTTTAATAACTTCTGATAAGAAAAAATCAGCCTTCTTGTCTGATTTAAATTTTTTAGTCATCACTAAATTATACAAAGCCAATTCTTTACCCAACTCTGTGTGCTCATTAAATTGTTTTTTAATAATTTTAAGAGCCGGTGACTCCTTTTTTTTGTTTAACACATCTACTGTTACTTGTCTTAGTAAGAACTCAAATAATAGTCCTGTGTTTCTTAATTTACTATGTTTAAATTTGCTCATATAATATTTTCCAAAGTATTTTGATACAATTATTCATATATAAATATAACAGAATTTAGATAAAGTAGGTAATTACTCTTTTATTATGTTATCTTCACTCAACAAAGATGATTTCTTTTTAGGAAATTTTTCTTTGAGTCTATCTAGTATTCCCTCTCTAGCAATTACCGTACTAGCTTTTGATGTAGCAAGTGGAGATTTACCTTTAAACTCTCTTTTCCCATAGGACCTGTCTGTATCCTTTAAACTATCATGTCCATACTTATCTTTCATAGTATCTCTGTCTTTAAAAGAATCTTTTTTACTACCACCCCAATCACCTTTTCTGCTTACTGAAAAGTCATCATCTTCATCTTCATTATCTTCTTGTGGTGCTGGTTCTTTAGCAGGATCACTTCCTTCTGATTCTATTTGCTCTAATCTAAACTTTTGTTTTGTATCATCTACAATACCTTCATAAATGTCAATTTGTTTCTTTTCAGAAAAATCAAATATATTATCATAAATCCACTCTCTTGAAAATAACTTTGTTTCCATAGCTTTTTCAGCTGCTTCTATTTGTTGGTTTAACAACTCAAGTTTTTCTTGTTCATGAATCATAGATGGATTTTGTAACTCTAAACTAAAGTCAATTAAATCAGAATCATTAAATCCTTGTGAATAAAGATGAACAATACCAATCTTAGTTAATTCACTTACAATAATTTTTTGTAATCTTTCTATTGTTCTAGCAAATCTTACATCTTCAGCAGCCAATGTAGCTTTACCACCACTTAAACCTTCTTCATATCCTAAGAAAGCCTTTGGTATTCTTAAACTAGCCATCAACTTGTTTCTTAGATATTCTATGTCATCTATTTGGTCATTATTAGAAAGACCTTGTAATGTATCTATCTGTGTTCCACTATCTCCACCACGAACTGGTAGAAAAAAGTCTTCAGTAACAGATTCTACATTATATTTTAAGTTATATTCACCTGTTTTTTGGTCAATAACAGGAGTTTTCTTCATCTTGTTGATGATTTTTTGCATAAACTGTTCAACTTCTCTTGGTGGTATGTTTCCAACATCTATCTTGAACACTCTTTTCTCTGGTGCTCTCATGATACGGTGAATTAACATAGCATCTTCCATAAGAGTTAATTGTTTAAATATTTTTCTTCCGTTTTCTAATAAAGAACGACCATATGGTAAAAAGTTTGTATCAGATAATACACGGAAGTGTGCTATCTCATAGTTTTCTTTTATTTCTTTTTTATTATCTTCAACTTCAAACTGAATAAGTTGTGGGTTAGCAGGATCGTGGTCTTCTAATCTAGTAATATCATAAGCAGAAATAGGTTTTACATTTACTACTCCGTATTTATCAACAATATCCAACTGAAGATAAAAGTCTCCATACTTAGTCATATTACGAATCCAACTCCATAAGTTAAATTCAATATTTATAACATCATAAAATAAATTGTGTAAAATCTTTTGAACTTGACTATTTTCACTTTTTACTTTAAGTATTTCACCCTCAATATTATCAACGGTTGATTCATCTGAATATATGTCAAGAGCAGAAGCAATAATCGGGTCTTGATCCATTAACTCATAATCTTTAAATAAGTCATGTTTTCTTATTTCATAAGCAGCTCTTCTATTTTGAGCGGTTGCATATGGATTTGAATAATTGTTTTGTATCATCCGATTATATCGGTCAACAAAATTTGATGTCAAACTTGTTTGTGAGTAGTCTAAATCTTTTACTACCAATCTATTATCATCAGCTTTTCTGATGATAACATTAGATTGAAATAATCTACCAAGTCTTGTAAATAAATTGTCTGCCATGTTTTACCCCAATAGCCAAGTTAAGTCTTCTTCTTCATTTTCATTAATTTTTATTTTATATGGATTATGTTTAGGAACATTGTTTGATGTCATTACTGCTGAGTTTCCATTTAAACTTCCAATAGAACTTACCAAACTACTTTGAAATTCGTTTCTTTCTGATTGAATACGAATCGCAGTATCCCTAATCCATAGTAAAATAGAATAAGACATAACAAGGTCATCATTATATCCTTCTAATGCTTCGGTCTTACTATTCTTATATATAAATACAAAAAGTTCATCAATTAAACGAGTTGATTTTATCTTTACCATCTTTTCTCTGGTATATTCTTCCATCTTAGCAATAATCAATGGTTTAGACTTCATAGTTGTTGTGAAACCTGGTATCTTGTTTCTATCTATTTGTCTATATCTGTTTGTATGTTGAACATCTTCATCTACAATAAGATGATTTTTTTCTTGATAAAAAAGATTTTCATATCCTCTATCAATAATTGTTTGTAATGTAGCCCAACCTATGTTATTGTTTTCCACAACAAGTAAGGCATCATTGTATTTTGTAGCTAACTCAATTAAAAAGTTTCCAAATTCGGTTGTTCCTAACTGACCTTTGTATTCTGCTACTTGTTCCATTTCTTCTATATCAAATACTTGAGCAGTGCTGTAATCAGTTCCATCTCCTCTAGCAACATCAGCACTAACCAAGTATTTTTTAGCATAATCTGGATATCCCCATATCCATAAGTTTCTATCAAACCCACTCTTCTCACTTGGCTCACAACATACATTATCTTTATACCAACCCAATATAAGAGGATCAACAACTGAACGACCAGAACTTAAAAAGTCAGCATCACATTCTTGAGCAGCTTTACTAGGTCCTAATATTTTATCTTGTTCATCTCTCCAACTCTGGTCTCTTTCAGGATGGTCTGTCCAATGAAGTTTGATTGTATTAAATTTATTTGTTCCATCTTTAGCATCCATCCAAGTTTTGTGAAACCAATTACCCACACCATTAGGTGTTGATATACCGATACAACGACCACCAGTAGCAAGTGTCTGTTGAGCGGCAGTCCAGATAATATCAATCTTATCAATGAAAGCAGCCTCATCAAGTATTAGTAGAGACAGAGCTTCAGAACGACCAGCAGACTCATTAGAAGCAATAGCTTTTATCTGACTTCCGTTCTTAAATATAAGTGAAAGTTTGTTGTTTTCCACAATAGCAGTTTTTAACCAATTAGGTAAACCCTCATACATAATACGGACTTTTGTTACCAAGTTTTTTGCTGTATCTTTTGATGTAGCAATACATAGGATGTTTTTATCATTGTGAAATAACATCATCCATAAAGCATAAGCAGCACTTAGGGTTGATATACCTAACTGACGAGATTTTAGTACAACATTATAGTCGTGTTTCTCAAACTCATCCAATACATCATACTGATAAGGATAAAGTTTAAACTTTATCTTACCTCTTTGTGGATGTTGGATAGTGCAAAACTCATTAATAAAGTATGATGGGTTTTTAGCACACTTTACATAGTTTTGTTTTATCGCTTGTTTTAAGTTACTCATATTTTATTTAAACCTTGTTCGTGGTTTCCAATAGCTTTTGCTACTGTTTCATCAAATGGACTATTAGCATCATCTATTTCTACCATTTCTGATTCATATTCAGCAAGAACAGCTTCCCATCTTTTTTCTTCTTGTTCTTTTACCCAATCTTCCCATTTATCTTCTCTTTTTAATTTCATCTCAAA